CGATAAACGCCGTTAAGTCACCTTATGACCCACATCCCTCACACTCAAACGGTGAGTCCGTTGGTCTTTCATTAGTCATTACAACTTCAGGTGTTTCCTCGCTTATTATCGATTTTTGAGTTGTTTGATATACTACCGATGGTAATTGAGTTTCTGTAGGCTTTGCTGCTGCAGTATCAATACCTAATCCTTTAATGGCATCAACCGCCGATCTAGTTCTTAAATAATACATGCCAGTTTTTAATCCAAGTTTCCAACCAAATAAATGTGCAGCTAGTAACTTTGGTTTTGTTGCATTATCTATAAATAAATTTAACGATTGAGATTGATCGATAAACACACTTCTATTCGCAGCCATTTGTAAAATTCTCTTTTGAGACATTTCCCAAACAGTCTTATATACCTCTTTTATTTGTACAGGAATTTCTGGTATGTTTTGAATTGATCCATTTTCCATTATCAACTTTCTTTTAAGTTCTTCATTCCATAAACCTAAATTTAGAAGTTCGTTAACTAAATGTTTGTTCACAACGATAAACTCACCACCTAATGTTCTTCTTGAATACATATTAGTTGTAAATGGTTCAAAAGCTTCGTTATTACCAAGAATTTGTGCAGTTGATGCTGTAGGCATAGGAGCAATTAATAAAGAATTTCTAACACCATTGTTAACAACCTCTTTTCTTAATTTTTTCCAATCCCATCTACCAGATAAATCTTTATCTTTTAATCCCCACATTTCAAATTGGAACACACCTTTTTCAATTGGTGAACCAACAATAGATTCATAAGGGCCATATTCTTTTGCTAAATCATTTGATGATGTCATTGCTGCAAAATAAATTGTCTCAAATATATCTGTCTGTAAAACATCAGCGTCTTCACTTTCAAATGGTAACCCTAACATACAAAATACATCAGCTAATCCTTGAACACCCAAACCAATTGGTCTATGTTTAAAGTTAGAAGTTTTTGTTTCTTCTGTTGGGTAGAAATTTAAGTTAATAACATTATTTAAATTCTTCACAACTTGATATGTGTACTCATATAACATCTCATGACTAAACACACCATTGATAATATATTTTGGTAAAGCAATTGAAGCTAGATTACAAACCGCTTGTTCAGTTGGTGAACTATATTCAATAATCTCAGTACATAAATTAGATGATTTAATTGTACCTAGATTTTTTTGATTTGATTTATAGTTAGCCGGATCTTTATATAACATATAAGGTGTTCCGGTTTCTATTTGTGCAGTTAATATTGCATCCATTAACTTTCTAGCTTTAATAGTTTTTCTAGCCAAACCTTGTTGTTCGTAAGACTCATACAATCTAGTGAACGCTTTATCTTCTGGGCTATCATATACCTCGGATAAGCCAGGTGCTTCGTCTGGAGAAAATAATGACCAGTCACCATCTGATTCAACACGTTGCATAAATAAGTCTGGTGTCCACATAGCCAAGAATAAATCTCTTGCTCTCATTTCTTCTTTACCATGATTTTTTCTTAAATCAATAAATTCAAAAATGTCGGCGTGCCATGGTTCAAGGTATACCGCAAAAGAACCTTTACGTTTTCCTCCTTGATTAATCCAACGAGCAACTTCGTTATATGTTTTCATCATTGGTAATAAACCGTCAGACTGTCCGCCAGTTCCCTTAATATATGAACCTTTAGCTCTAACATCATGTACGTGTAATCCGATACCACCAGCCCATTTAGAAATCTTTGCAACGTCTTTAATAGTATCAAATAAACCATCAATATCGTCACCTTTATTCCCGATTAAAAAACAAGAAGACATTTGTGCTCTTTTAGTCCCCGCGTTAAATAATGTTGGTGTTGCATGAGTATAAAAATGTTGTGATAAATCGTCATAAATTCTAAGTGCCATTTGCAAATCACCACCACAAATACCCACAGCTACTCTCATATAAAGATACTGTGGTCTTTCAACAACTCTGTCTGCAATCTTTAATAGATATGATCTTTCCAGTGTCTTGAAACCAAAGTATTCAAAATCAAAATCCCTATTAAAAACAATAGCCCCATCAATTACTTCTTTATTTTCCATAACAAACTTGTAAACATTATCATCAATCAATGATGATTCCTTACCGGTTTTGGGTTCAATAAATGAATGCAATTCCTTAATTGCTTGAGAGAATTTCTTTGGTGTTGTTTTGTGTAAATTGGTAACCGCTAATCTTCCCGCCAATTTCGCATAATCTGGATGTGTGGTTACCATAGCTGCAGCGGTTTCTGCTGCTAGCACATCTAATTCAGTTGTTGATATCCCATCATAAATTCCTGAAGTAACTTTTAATGTTATGAATGTTGGATCAACATAATCCATATTCAAATCATCACAAATTGCACTAATTCTTTTAGTGATTTTGTCATATCTCATTTCTTCTAGCGTACCGTCTCTCTTTAATACTTTCATTTTTATCTTCTATTATTTTTTTTTAAAAATCAACATCACCAAATGCAGAATTTAAATCTTCTGACTCATTTGTTTTATTCACGCCGGCCTTTTGATATTCGGCAACTCTTTTTTCAAAAAAGTTTGTTTTACCCTGTAATGCAATGTTTTGCATAAAGTCAAATGGATTTTCTGAATTGTAAACTTTAGAACAACCTAAAGCAACTAACAATCTATCGGTAACAAATTCCAAGTATTGACTCATTAATTCAGAATTCATACCAATTAAACGGACTGGTAATGCTTCTAATATAAATTCCTTTTCAATCTCTAATGCACCGCATATAATCTCTTTAACCCTTTTTTCTGAAATTTTCTTTTCAATATGGTTATTAAATAAATGACAAGCATAATCACAATGCATACCTTCATCACGAGAAATTAATTCATTAGAAAAAGTTAAACCAGGCATTAACCCACGTTTTTTTAACCAGAAGATTGAACAAAAAGAACCAGAAAAGAAGATACCTTCAACAGCAGCAAAAGCTACTAGTCTATCAACAAAAGAATCCGAGTTAATCCATTTGATAGCCCAATCTGCTTTTTTCTTAATTGCTGGTATGGTTTCAATAGCATTAAATAAATTATTTTGTTCTTCTTTATCTTTGATGTATGAATCAATCAATAATGAATATGTTTCACTGTGGATGTTTTCCATCATCATTTGGAACGAGTAAAAAAACTTCGCTTCCGTATATTGAACTTCATTAACAAAATTCATTGCTAAATTTTCATTGACAATCCCGTCTGATGCAGCAAAGAAAGCTAATACGTGCTTTATGAAATGTTGTTCATCTGCATTTAGTTTATTCTCCCAATCATATACGTCTTGTCCAAGATCAATTTCTTCTGCCGTCCAAAAACATGCCTCCTGTTGTTTAAATAATCTCCATAAATCATCGTGCTGTATTGGGAAAAGGACAAAACGTCCTGGATTGTCCATTAAAATTTTTTCTGTCATGTTTGTTTAGTTTTTAATTGTTGTTGTTGTTTTCTGTAAGAAGTCTTGATAAACAGTATTGGTTCTGTTTCTCTTTTGTTCTTCTTTTTCTTCTTTATAACCAAGTAGGGTATTTTGATAATCTGTATCAATAGTTAAAAACTCGTTATTGAATTTACAATTATTAAAAATAACACCATCTTTACCAATTCTAGATTTTAACAACGTTAATGTTGCCAAATTTTGTTCTTTTTGTTCAATCGTTTTACCAATAGATAAAACAACGTGACCAATTTGAGCTTTCTTAATTGAACCACCCATTTGATCTGTTGTTACAACTTCACTCTTAATAGATTCTCTATTACCTTGTGTTGCTGTCCAAATAGCCACATCAAATTCAGATGTCATAGATTCTAATTGTCTCATGATTGCACCATCTCCTTTCCATTCTTCATTGTAATTCGTCTTTTCTGGGGTGATACAATCAACATAATCCAAAGTTACTAAATCTATTCGAAATCCATCAGCTTGAAGCTTTCTTAATTTAGATTTTATTTCAGAAATGGTAACAGAATCACTTGGTAACTTTAATAATCTAAGTTCACCTTTCGATTGTTTTCTTTTTTCAGCAACAATTTCTTCAATCTTATCAGCTTGTAGTGGTTGATCTTTTGGAGAAACACCGGTCCAGATGGTAAAATGTTTTCTTTTAATATTATTAATATTATCTTCAAAAAAGATCTGAACAACATTATAACCATCATTGTATGCTTCATTGGAAAATTTGGTTAACAGTGTTGTTTTACCAGTACCTGTTGGAGCCAATACAACCCCTAACTCTCCTCTACCTAACCCACCATCTAATAATCCATCAATACCCTTAATTCCGGTTGGAATTGGTCTTCTATTGTCCGCTTGTAATGCCATTAAGACATTATCAAACACGTCTTCAATTTCGTGGTCCATAACACCAACCTGAAGGGCATCTTGAATTATTTTCTCAATAGTATTATACTGTTCAAAGTCACCCCTTTTAGTAATTTCTTCAATTTTCTTAATTGCTTTCTTTACTACTTGTTGCTTACAAAATTTAATTGCCTTATCCTTAGTTCCGGGAACACTTCCTGGTTCTATAATATGGTTTTTAATGTTTGATAACATATCAAGATTTGACTTTCTATTAGTATCAGAAATACTTTCAGCCTTTATCTGTTCTTCGATCGCATTGTATTGTGGAACTGTCTTACCAAATGTTTCAAAATATTCTTTAATATTTTGAACAATGAATTTCATACCACTGTTGTCAAAATAATCAGGTTCGATAACCTCTATTATTGTTTCCGAAAACTTTCTGTCTTCAATGATCAGCTTAAGTAAAGATAACTGATAGTTAGCACCTAACTGGCCAAAATTTATGTCATTCATATGTATGTTATTTCAAATATTTTAAAAATTAAAGTTGATAATGAAGGTAAGTCGTTTCAGGGTTAGTGTGTGACAAAACTTCAGTTAAATCGGTCAAAATCTTTCTCAGTTTTGGCCTGATATCTACAGCATATCTTACCTTTGGATGGTAATGATGTGCTGGGAAAATTCTTTCAATAAATACATCGTCGCCATGTTTAAGTTGCAATAAAAAATACTGTTCATCCAGTTCTTTAGGGTCTTCCACAATCTCGCTATTCATAAAAAATCCTTGATTTTCGCATAGATAATCAGAACTTCTCATTTTTAAATCTTCTGAAATTTCCGCACAAATATATTTTACTTCTTCGTGTATATTCATTGATCTACGTGTCTTTGGATTGTAATCTCTGACATTGAAAAATCTTTGACAAATTATATTTCCGTCTAGCGTTAATAAAAACTCAAATTTGTTTGGGTCTTGCATGTTAGTGTTCATAAATTTCACTTTTTAATATTAAATTTTATTATTTTATTATTTTTTTCTTTTCTTGTTAATCTTAAGAATGGGTTTAAGAAATTTACCATCCCATCATCTGATTTAGGTATCAAACTAAAGAATCCATCTTCCTGCATCAATCTCATCATATTCTTATATGAACGACCCTCGGAATCCATATTTTCTTTAATTAAGGAAATTATTCCAGTTTTAGCCTCTTCTGTTAAAATTGGGTCATCTAAACAAACCATTTTATTGTTTATCTCAAAGAACTCATCCCCAAAGACACCCAGTTTTGTGACACCAGTTAGAAAATTTTGTATTAGTTTGTTTTCCTTATCAGACTGAAATAATAAATCACATTGATTTCTAACTTCTTGTAAAGATAACTCTTTTGTTTTTATTTCAGGAAACAACGTAATGAGCCTTTTTATCCCCAAATTTTTAATACCAAATATATTATCAGAGGGATCACCACATAGTATTTTAACTAATTTTACATTTTCAATTAATATCTCCTCGTGATCATAAGGTATGATTTCGTTTTTAGAATATAACCTTCTATGAGACGGGTTATACAATACAACATTATCATTGATTAATTGAACAAGGTCTCGATCTGAAGAATAAACTATTTTCTTTTCATTTGGGGATGTTTGCGTATAGAAGGCAATACAATCATCAGATTCACAGTATTCAAATTCAGCTTGTCTAACATATAATTCTTCCAGATATTGTTTTATCCGATTTCTTTGATATTGATACGAGTTGATTTCCTCTTCTGTTCTGTTTCTTTGCTTTCTATTTTCTTTGTAGTGATGATATATCTTCTTTCTTGATTGAGACCCCTCTTTGCCGTCCCAGAAGACACAAATTTTGTCTAGACGATATGTTTCAAACGATCTTCTAAGAGTGTCAATAAAGTGAAATAAACCACCTATATGACGACCCTTATAAAATCTATTTTTCTGACCGTAAAAACCTATGGTTAATAAATTATCTCCATCAACCAATAATGTATTAGACATTTCGTCTATTGTGTTAAATGTTAAACAATATAAATTCCGCTATTCGCCACCAATTTCTTCATATTCAGATTCAGAAAATGTGATATCTCCTTCACCAAACCCACCAAGTACCTTATTCCAGTAATCAGAATAATCTTTCTTATAAGTTTCTAGAGCTTCTTTGGTATCATGAATATATCCTTGTGGAACCGCAATGATCTTACCATCTCTATATGCCAAACCATTTACGTGGTTCTTAAGAATTGAGATTTTAGTTCTGATTGCATATGTAACCTTTCTTCCGCCTTTAACCGCATCAATATGGTTGATACCGGCTTTCTTTTGATTACCGAATAAGAAAACAATTGATGATGCTAACCATAATGCTTCTCCACCTTTTGCTTTAATTTCTGGTTGCCCAAAAGGGTTATCTGGAAGTTCTACCCATGGTTGATTAACAACAATCATTGTTACATACAATGGATTCTCTTTTGTGGGATAATCCTCTTTTTTTGATTTAGAAATTCTTGAATGAATACCCATACCAATTTTATCTGCTAATGCTGAAGCGTTGTGTTGTTTACCACCTTTACCTTCAAATGTCATTTTACATGGAACAGATCCAACAGAATCCCAACAGATCAATAATGATTTATTTAATTTTCCAGAAGCTTGAGCATCAATTAATTTATTAATGAACTCAGTGATTTCTTCAATATAATCAAACCCATCGTTAAAGATAAAGTTACCGTGCCATTCACCATCCTCATCTTGCTCGGCCTGAAGTCCTAATTGAACGGCATGTTCCCAATTCCATTTTTTTTCTGTAATAATGAAAACAGGTAAATGCCCCTTCTTTTGTGCATCTGCCGCAGCTAAAATCATTGCTGTTGTTTTAGATGAATTAGAGTGTCCTAAGAACATATTAATACCACCCATAACTGGACCCGGCATACCACAAGCATCTAGATATGCCTGACCACAATAGTAATAGTTAGTATCCTTGTATTTTGTTTTTGTCGAAAATTCTTTTAGAATATCTTCGTCGCTAAATTGTTTTTTCTTGATTGCTGCCATTGTGTTTTTGTTTTAAAATATGGGGCTTCTGACGTTATCTCCACCCCTTTAATTAATTAGAACGGTAAGTTCTCATCTGTGTCCTCTTCTTCTTGAGGATCTTGAATAGGCGCAGAAGGCGCTTTAAACACTTCTTCTCCCTGAGAATTTGATACCCATTTCTTAGTATCAACATCCCAAGTTGGGGTTTCTCCCTTAGCAACCATTTCTAGATATTCTTCTGGTTTTTTAGCATAAACATCATTCCATGTCATTTCATCATTTACCCAAGCACTAGCTTGTGTTGGATCAACATGGAGTGGTGTTGGATCTTCTGGCATAACAGAATTAATTGATGTATATTCTTTACCATTACCAGATTTAGTTAATGTTAAAAATAATGTAACATCTCTACCCGTTTCAATGTCAGTAATGTCACCCTTCTTTTGAAAGACAGGGAAGATTTTATCCATGATACCATCTCCTTTAG